GGAAACGATGTGCAAGCACCACGTCGGCAGGAATTAATGGAGGAACTGGAAATAAAGGGAGATAAGGAACTGATTGAAGTATTAGGTTTACGAGGTGTGCGAAAGGGAGAACAGATTAGTTGTCTTCCTGGTGAGGTATGGAGATGCTTGCGTCATTATGAGTCTGGTCGGGAAGTTATCATTCCTTACTACCACTTGAGTAATCTGGGGAGACTGGTGAGTCATATGCATCACTCATCCTTTATGAAGAAGTATAAAACAAAGGAAACGTGGTCAAGAGACTATAACTGTCTAGTGTTCGGTAAGATGAAGAGTCAGAAAGGTCTCGATGGTAAGTGGAGAGATAGGGTTCATTATAAGATTAAGTATCGTGATGGTGATAATTGGTACTTCAGTCCGTTGCTTCTACCAGAGGGAGTGGATGGTCCTTATGCTCCATTTGTAAGTGGATCTGCAGAACAGGGAAGTAAGGATATTGGTTCCCATCAGATCATTGCTGCTACATTCATTGATATAACTGAAGTTCCACCAAACTGTAGGGATAAAAATTTCCTTAAGGATATTGGATGGAACCGTATGTCCAAGAGGGGCAAACGTAAGATGTCAGCACTTTTTGAGATTGATCATATGAATCAGAAGTGTTATGATAGTAGATGGCACAACCTTGAACGTAAGAGGGGTGTTGATAATAATTACGAGTCATTGATTGCACGTGGTGGAAACCATAGTAATAGTCAAGGAGATGCATTCGTAAGTAACAAAGTATCTGTACTAGATGAGTTTTTCCAATGAGTATTGAATTTCCCAGAGACCACCAACCTACCCCAGGAGTACCTGAGTTCGATGATTATCAACAAGAACTAGAATGGAGGTTTGAGAAGGTCGCAGAAAGTATTAAGAATCTTGCGACAAGATCACAGACTGTGGAAGGGTTTCTACAGAAAGGTCCTGATATGATTCAATACAGACCTCCTGGAGAGGAGAGTCATCGTAACTTGGCAGAGTTATTTGATCTTCTGTTTGATCGACTAAATAAAATTGAGGAAGATATTGCCCAAATAAAGAGTGAGCATATTCATAATTGAAACGGGGAGAAGTTATGAGAATCCTATTGATTCTTATTCTTACCAACGTCAATACACTACTGATGATCACCCGTCCTTTTCAGGTTCTGACGAGGATGGTAGTCCTTATGGGCAGATAACAATTGAGGGTATGGGACCTGGATCCTATGCCTTTGGTCGTGATGAGGTATATTATATTGGATTACAGCAAGAAAACTGTATTGCAAACTGCGATGCAGAGAGAAGAGAAATTTATAGATTCTATAGCGGGAGAAGAGAGGATCATACTTATTGGTACGAATCATCAATGCCTGACAAGTCTCCCCAGAGTCCGAGGAGATATAATAGAGAACCTAGGAATGGTATCTGGTCATTCTACTTAAGTAAGAACAGTCAGTCAGGATCACAACCTCTTTATCTACATTATGATAGTGCGAACTATAATTCTTACTTTTCTAGTTCTAGTTCTGGTGCTGTTGAACTCTTAGGGTATATCTACACAAGTAATAGTGCTCCATCGGATACTCTGAATCCAGGTGAAACTCTTTTACCTTTGTATCACTATAAGAAGAATAGTAATGGTGATGTCGATGATTTTTATACTATAAACCCTGCACAAGAGGTTAATATCGAGCAGGTGGCAGGAGTTCCTAATTCTCCTCAACCTTTTCAAGAAGAGTATATCTACCAAGGGATCTATGGGTATGTAATGAATGCATTTGCCCCTAGACTGAAGAAAACTGTTGTAGATACTGGTGGTCCAGTCGATACTGGTGAAGTAGACCGTACTGGTTGGTATAATTACACTACTAGTTACAGTAGAAGGAGATATGAAGACGAAACACTGACTCCTGCACAACAAGGATGGGGTGATCCTAATGCAGCAGACATTGCATCTAGTAATGCAAACTTTGAATGGTACTTTGGTAAGAACGGAGCAGTCAAATGTGCACTGCCTAGGTTCTTAGGATTCCACGATGCTTTTGAGGGGCAGTTTGTGTACTATCTGTATAACACTGAGTATCCATTTGCGGGACCTGTATTTGGTATTAACTTCACTACTACGGATGCTCCTTGTATTAGTGGTGCTAGGGATCAGCAGGAAGAACCCACTATCACATATAAGAGTATCTACTATAAGATTAGAGAGGATGCTTGGAAAACACAGAAGACACGTTTAACTGTATCTGCACCTAATGGTGATGGTATTGCTGATTCGTTCTGGACTTGTGGAACTGATGATGAGATGATCTTTTTCCGTTATACGTCTTCTGAAGGTGCCTTCTTAGTGGGTGAGAACGTCAAAGGATGGCGTATTAGTCAAGTTAGGTACTTTGGAGACGAACTTAAGTGCGGTTATATGCGTTTAAGACACAGAAAAGCAAGAAATGGGCAAACTTTTAGTTACAATGAGACCATTACCGCCAATGATGGTGCAACTGCACTTGTTTTAGCGGGTTATGGCATCAAAGATCGCGGTGCTTTCTTCGGAGTCTATGAATTTCCGAAGAAATTGTCATATTTCAAGGTAGAAATTGATAATAGAGCGTTAATACCTAGAAGAACACTCGATGAAGCAATTTTAACTGCAACTATTGACAAAAAAGGGCGTGTTGGGTCCATTGAGATCATAAATGCTGGTCGGGGGTACGTTAATCCTGATGTAATTGTGTCTATTCCCGATGAATTGAAGGAAGAGGGGTTCACAGATACCGCAGAGAACACTGTTGAGGCATTTCAAGACTCGAAACTCGCAAAATACAATGTGAACATTGAATCAAGTGATGAATTTGATCAAAGTACGAAGTCTGCACGTAAATTGACCCGTAAAATCAAGAATGACAAGTTTTTGACTGATGCAGGGTTCACAAAATCGATCAAACAAGCAGAAGCACGTATTACACTGAATGAGATTGGTGCTGTTAAGACTGCAACAATTACTGAGAAGGGAAAAGGATATACACCTGGTGATAAGGTTATTGTTTACGTTGTAGAGAGGGAAACCGAGTCTAGACAAGACGATTTCATTGGAGCAGGGATGAAGGAGGCAACAAAGCAGTTTGATAAGACGTGGGATGACCCAGATATGCCAATGGTCGATATTCAAACCTCTATGACAGACGAAAACGGTAATGAAGTGCCTGTTTCGACCACTTCACTATTTGATGATGGTAAAAGAGCGTATGCTGATGCAGTTCAGGAGTTTGATGAACCCGTCACATCCACATATGTGACATCTTATCTCAAAGCACACGAAAAAAGTGATACTGAAAAGACAAAGTTCTGTAAAGACGTACTACCAATCAAATGTTTAGACCCAGGTATCGGTAGTGATTGGCACAATATTTCAAATTACATCAATCCAAGTGAAATATACAGAGAGTCAAAGAAATGGAATCCTGCTCTTGAGAAGGAAGAAGAGAGACTTGCTGCTGTTACTGCTGAAAGTCAGTCTGCATCTGGAACAATTAACCAAAGAATGAACAATGGTATGACAGGAATACTTGGTGGAGACTGTCTTGAAGTAGCACAAAGCACACTTTACGGCGTCAGACGCTTCTTTGACATCCCTTGCCCCGAAGAAAAGATTGGTACGGACGGTGTTTCACGTACTTTTGGGTTCCTTCCGTACAAATACTGTGGTTCTGATAGAGAATCCGCACAAGTTAAGGTGACTTTAGAGGTAGAAGGTAATGTAATGAAGAAAGGGGAGGCAATAAACACGGATTTTATTGACTTTTTGAAGGATTTACCCAAACCAACTCTTACTGCACCGCGTTTTGTGGGTGCCCCAGGCAAAGGAAAGTCGCATTCTTGTAAGAGAGGGTCAAATGTAGAGGGTAAATGCTATGAAACTGGTAAAGGTCAGTACACATTCGTCCCAGATTCGGGTGATGAGAACACTTTTGACTTCTATGGTACAGAATTAGAGCAGTTGGAGACGTGGTTAGGTAATGGAAACTTCAGTTCTTATGGTACAGGCACCTCTACACACACTACTACTGACCCAAATACGGGTGCTCAGACTACATACTCCCTTACATACAACACAATTCAACTCGCAAGTTGCTCTGGAGGCAAGTTCCCAGAACCCTGTTGGCATAATTTTGTGGTAGATGGTGTGTTGGATACCTATAACTCTTGGGATAGTAGTGGAAATGCGAATGATAACTGGGCAAGTAACCTTTGTACTAGTGCTCCATTCAGTAATTACTTCACTAACTGTGCTGCATTAAGAAATGTGATCTACTCAACCATCTCTTTTGACCCAGGTGCTATCTCAGATAACGAGAATAACATCCAACTTGCTCCGATTGGAGGTAGATTGAACTATACAAACTACCTAACAGGTGCAACTATTCTTATGGATAGGGCACTAGATAGATTTGGGAACCCTTATTTCGACGAATGTGATCTAGGAAGTTACTAATGGCACTAGGATTAAACAAACCAGTAGCAAATCATAATGGATTACCTTGTACAGGACACGGTATTCCAATTCCTGCTACTATTCACTCAACACAACCTTGTAAATCACCTCCTGTTAGGTTAGGAATTGTGATGAAAAACCTGACTTGCCTGTGGCCACCAACTCCTTTGGTACCTTTGACTGCTCTGAACCCTGCTAGAGCGATGGTTCTTGTCAATGGACTGCCTATTATGGTTTTGGGTGACGCTTTTACACCTCATTTGTCACCAACAACGAATATTATTAACTATTTGTGTCCTTGTGGTAAAGCGACTTGTATTATTCCAACTCCAACAGTGTGTTCACTTCTGACTGCAGAGGATCTTGCAGGTGGTCACCCTAGAGTTCTTGATACTGGGTTCTATCAGTCTGTAAGGGCGTTTAAGATACCCATCGGTAGATTGGGTGATAACTTAGGTAAAGGCAGTCTGCCGCCCGTCAGCATAGGGTATCCGTGTATGTCTAAGATCGCTTATGGATCTCCTAATGTCCTAGCAGGATAATTGTGCTATAATTCTAGAGTAGTTTCAAAACACGTATGGCACGTTCAAAAACAGGTCTCTCTGGAGGCGTCTTTATTGAGTCAAATCCTAAAAAGACTCGTCAAGGAAATGGAAGGCACACAAAATATACAGCAACCTCTCGGAATGGTAAGACCAAGAGGTATAGGGGTCAGGGTAAGTGAGACCAGAAACCCGAGAATCTATGGAAATGTTATTCGAGGCGAAATGGAACTTACCTAAAGCAGCGAAGAACTGTAATCTAACAGACAAGGAGATGAAAATCACCTTCAACGAATATTGCTCATTTCACCCTCCTACTTGGAAGGATACTAAATAAAATGACCAGTGATAGGAACCACTATAAAAGTTCTTCACTTAAAAACGGAGAACAAAATGGTTAAGGTTGATCAAGCAGATTGGTTCATCCGATCGGGCAGATGTTTAGTAACTGATCCTAGAGCTGATAAATACTTAAAACAAGTATCAGATCGTGGCGTACAGGTTCAAAGCAGACAGGAATCTAAGCAGACAGTTTAGAGATTTAGGTATTGGGATGAAATCAAATCCCAATACTGAAGATTTTTCTGTGGTTAAGAACGAGAACGCAATCAAACAATCTATGAAGAACCTGTTGTTGACAGAGTTCGGTGAAAGACCGTTCCAACCAACCACAGGTTCTCGTGTTAGATCAATGTTGTTTGAGAACTTCGATATTTTTATGATTGAAGGTCTAAATGACGAAATTAGGAATACCCTAAAGCGTTTAGAACCAAGAGTGATAGTTAATGATGTTCGTTGTAATGTTGATAACGACAATGAACTACAAGTTGAGATTGATTACACAATCATCGGTGAACAACTAGTTCAAACTATTGACTTCCTCTTAGAGAAGGCGTAAAAATGGCAGCAATTCCCTCAAATTTAACCTCATTAGATTTTACAGAAATCAGAGAATCTATTAGATCATATCTGCGAACGAGAAACGAGTTCACGGACTATGACTTTGATGGTAGTTCTGCGTCATATCTATTGGACGTATTATCATATAACACATACTATGCTGCCTTCAACGCTAATATGGCGATGAATGAGGCGTTCCTTGAGAGTGCAACTGTTAGAGACAACGTTGTCAAGGTCGCAAAGCAACTAAACTATACCCCAAGATCAATCAAAGCAAGTAAAGCGTGTGTTAGATTCAGTGTTCAAACCGCAGCACTTGGTGATGG